ATGACAACCTTTGCGCATGAACATTGGTCTTCGCGCTTTGCGTTTTTGATGGCGGCCATCGGCAGCGCCGTGGGCCTTGGCAATATCTGGCGCTTTCCCTTCATTGCGGGCGAGAATGGCGGCGCGGCCTTCGTCATTATCTATATGATGACGACGCTCGGAATCGCGCTGCCCATTCTGATCGCCGAAATCCTGATCGGGCGCATGGGCGGGCAAAGCCCCATCGGCTCCATGGTCCGCCTTGCCCGCGCACACAAGAAAGCGCGGCTCTGGGCCGTCATCGGCTGGGGCGGTACGATCGGCGCTTTTGTCGTTCTTTCTTATTATTCGGTGATCGGCGGCTGGGCGCTGAAATACACGACGCTCGCCGTCTCCAATGCTTTTGCCGGTGTGGACGGGGAAGGCTCGGGCGCGCTCTTTGCCGATTTCACCGCCTCCCCCCTGCCGCTCTTTTTCTGGCATACGCTTTTCATGGGCATCAATATCGTCATCGTCATTGGCGGCCTCCATAAAGGCATCGAGCGGGCGGTGACGACGCTCATGCCGCTACTCTTTCTCCTGTTGCTCGGCATGGTGGTCTACGCCGCTCAGACGCCCGGCTTCGATCAGGCGCTCGGCTTTCTCTTTAAGGCCGATTTTTCCAAAGTTACGGCCATGACGTTCCTCACCGCCGTGGGGCAGGGGTTCTTCTCCGTTTCCGTCGCCCTCGGCGCGATGATGACTTATGGGGCCTATCTCGATCAGTCGATTTCCATCCCCCGCTCCGCCTTCATTATTGCGCTCGCCGATACGGGTGTTGCGCTCTTGGCGGGGCTTGCGATCTTTCCGCTGGTCTTTACTTATGCGCTCGCGCCAGGCGCCGGACCCGGCCTCGTCTTTGTGACGGTGCCAATTGCTTTCGGGCAGATGGACAATGGCGTCCTGGTGGGCACGGCCTTCTTCGTTCTTCTCTCGGTTGCCGCCATCACCTCGGCCATTTCTCTCCTGGAGCCGGCGGTCTCCTGGGCGGAGGAGAAGTTCTCCGGCGGTCGGCGCACGGCGACGCTCGTTGTGGGCGGGGCCTGCTGGTTGCTCGGACTTGCCTCGGTCCTCTCCTTCAACGATTGGTCGGAATTCTATCCGCTGGCGAGCCTTGGTCTTCTGGATGGCAAGACCGTTTTCGATATATTCGATTTCACGGTCACGAGCTGGGTGCAGCCGACGGTCGGCATTCTGATGGCGCTTTTTGCCGGCTGGGCGCTCTCGCGTGAGGAGGTAATGGCGGCGCTGGGCGTCACCCGCGCAGGCGCGCTCTGGTTCCGCCTCTGGCTCTTTGCCATCCGCATCCTTTGCCCGCTTGCAATCCTGCTGGTTTTCGCCTCTGCCGTCTGGCCGGATTTCGTGGCTTCCATGGTCCAGCCTGCAGGCTGACCGGGACGTCCCGGCCATAGCGATAAAGCGCGATATTTGGCGGGGGAAACCGCAATCAGCCCCTTGCTTTGGCCGGGGAGGCGAATTATGGTCCGCCCGACCGGCGCAAGGGGCCTTGCCCCTCTGCCGTTTTGGCGGATTTCGCCGGTTTTCCTATGGTGTGCAGCCGTAGCTCAGTAGGTTAGAGCGCCTGATTGTGGATCAGGAGGTCCCCCGTTCGAGCCGGGGCGGCTGTACCATTACTTTCAATGACTTAGCCCTCTTATCCACAGCCTTTGTCAAACTGGCTGCCGAGGCTTTGTCAAACTCCTCCCTTCTCGCTCTGTTCTTTCCGCCAATCCGCGAGCTGCAATGTGGCCTCCAGTGAGAGTGCCTCATCCGGCGGCAGATAGTGCTCCAGAATGTCGACCACGGTCTTGATGCTGTGACGCGTGCGCGAGCGAATCTGATGCACAGATAGGCCGGCGCGGGCCATCTCAATAATCGCCGTGTGCCGGAGGTGGGAAACCTTCTTATGGCCAAGGCCCAGCGGCTCCAGGATCTGACGCACATGCTTATTGAAAGCGCGGCTGACGCGGCCCGTCTTCGAGATATAAGGCAGACCTGTGTCCTCGTTCACAGCCATGTGGCCGAACGGGATGATGCCGTCCGCGAAGGCCAGCCGGAGGCACTGGCGGAATTCAGCGCTGCTCGGGATACGGGCATCGGTGACGGTCTTGGAAATGTCGAACCTAATCCACTCGGCTGAAAGCGGATCGCCCTCGAACCATGAGCGGTGGAGCAGGGCGCCATCGATCTGCCGGTGCGCCTGCCAGCGCATCCAGGCGCACACGATAAAGACGCCTTTGCGCCCCTGTTTCAATGCTTCTTCGAAGAATGCCTCATGCTCTTCCGTAGTCCAGAGCACATCCGAGACCGTCTTCTTCTTCCGCCCGCCGCGCTTCTTCAGCTTGGCAGTTTCCTTCATCGGGTTGATGCTGATCACGGCTTCGGCGACGGCGACTTGAAAGAGCGTGTCGAGCATTTGCCGGATACGCTCCTGCGTGCGCGGGCGGTTGGAGAAGCGGCGCAGAAAGGGCCGGATATGCTGATAGCTGATCAGGCTGACGGAGGGGTGGTCGCGCATCCCCGCCGCTTTGCGCACCTCGTCGGACCATTCGATGATGCGGTTGATATAGGTGTCATAGTCCGCCTTGGTCGAGGGCTTGAGGGAGCGGTAGCCGAAATCGTCGTGCTGATCTTCGCGGTAGATCGAGGCGAGCCAGGGCAGGGAGCCGAAGGATGGCTCATCCGGCTTGACCGGGAGCCCGAGTTTGCGCGCGTCTTCAAAACGCTTATAGAGCATCTGCGCATCAGGCAGCACCGCATTCAGCTCAGCCGCATCGCCCCGGCCCGTGCGCAGCTCTTCATCAAGCGGCAGCCGGATGGTCGCGCTCCAGCCTTCGGGGCGCACTTTCTTGGGCAGCTGAAAACGGAACTCCAAGCGGCCGTGCCGGTAAACGGCCACGGTATAATCCGGCAAGAGTTCACGTATCAGTTTCAGTCGATGCTGCATTGAGCATTGTGTCCCAGGGGTTTTCGGTTGCACCCGTCTCTTGCGGCTTCATGCCGATCGCGCACAAAACTTCGTAGGCATCATATATCGCTTCCCGCCCTCGGTCGATTGGCTCGGGAAACGCCTTCTCTTTCCGCATCCTGGCGAGCTTCGTGCGCGACCAGCGGGCAAGCGCGCAGACTTCGGATGTATAGATCCGTCGCATCTTTAAAGCTTCTTCCGGTGTGATGCGGTCCATGGGCTCAGCCTCCGCTTCCGATGCGGATCTGCTCGACCAGTACGGCGGTTGCCAGCAGCATGAGCACGCCGAGGGTGGCGAGGTAGATAACTGCAGCAGCGACGCCAATCAGCACAAGGCGCCGATCGTAGCGGTCGATGAGCGGTTTCTTACACCGGTTGAACATCGCAATCCTCCTCCGGCAGGTGCAGCACGCCGCGCGTGGGGACATTGGCGGGTTGCCATTCGTGCCCGCATTGCAGGCAGAGATGGCGGCGGTGGGGGCGGTGCGCCCATTCGTCTTCATCGACATGCGGCGCGTAGCAAAGCGGGCAGGGGAGCAGAATGTCGATGGGGTTCAAGCGCAGCCAGTCTTCGCGCAGCTGCTCGAACGCTTCGGCCGCGTCGGCTAGCTGGGCGCGCAGCCCGGCTGCCATGGCCCGCATTTCCTGGGAAATGTTCTGGCTCATGCCTCCGCTCCTTCCAGATAGCGCTCTGCGATTTCGCGCTGTAGCGCCCTGCCGGCGGCAAGGTCTTCGCGGGCGCACGGCGTGCGCGGTATGGCGGCGATAGGGGGCAGGCTCACGGGCAAGACCTTGGGCGCGTGGTGAGCCATGGGTGCGCGCTCGGCGGTCGCGCCGGCATGACCGCCGTCGCTCGATGCCCATGAATTGCAGCTCGTGCAAAGCCGGTGATGCGGACCCTCGCTGAAGAAGTCCGCACGGCAAGTGAGGCAGACGCGCATCTTGCCGGACCGCACCGGGCGGTTTCCTTTCAGGGACCAGGCGGTCACTTCGCCGCTGTCGACCATGCGGGCTCTGCGGCGCGGCTTCGTCTTGCCGTTCGTGCCGGCCTGCGGGGCGCTCCCGTCCCACTCGATCTGGATCATGCGCGCGTTACAAAGCACCATGATGGCGCGGGAAATGTTCGCCCCTTGCGTACCGAGCTCCCTCGCCATTTGCTCATTGGGCGGCATGGGCAGACCCTCCGCCGCGTGCTTCGCGAGGATATCGAACACCGAATGGGGAATGGTGTTCGGCGCTATGCTGGGTTTGAGGGGGTGCGTCATGCGGCCTCTCCCTTCATCATCGCCTCATAGGCGGCTTTGTTTTCTTCCGGGGAGGCGAAGCTGTATTCAGGCGCACACCAGCTCTCGTCCCTGTCGGGGTGATCCATGAGCCAGTCGATGGCGTCCGCTTTCTTCTGCGGCATGTCGCCGATCGCGACATGGCCCTCGCGGATGGCAGCGCGGGCAATCGCCTCGATCTGCGGCTTCTTGCATTTTTCGAGATACTCGCGCGTCAGCTTGAAGGGGCCGTGGCAGGTGGCTTCCGTCTCCTGCGCGATGGCGGTGACGATATCGGCATCCCCATAGCGCGGCGTGTAATGCGGCCAGGAGCCGGTCTGCCCCGCAATAAGGGTTGCGGCCAGCTCATCGAGCCGGGGATATTCGAGAAGAAAGCGGAAGGCTTCGGCCTGTTTGTCCCCCTCGATAATGTCCTGCCATGTCTGGCCGTCCGACATTTCCACACGCTTACCGAGCAGCCCGGCTTCCTTCAGCGGCTCCAGAAGATCGAGCAGGCGTTTGTAGACAGGCGATTGCTGCAGGGCCAGATCCTGGGAATGCCGGTGCGAGCGTACAATCTTGATCTCGCCTTCGGTTATGGCGAGGAGCGCAACGCAAAGCGCAGCAAGAGAGACTTTCAGCGGCGCGGCGGCAATGGCCTCCTGCAGCACGGCGGTGCGCACGGCGTGCGCCATGATGAGCTGCACTGCCGAGAGGTCCGGCATGGCGGGGCCGTCATCCTCGGGACTGCTGCCGGGCTTGGGGGCCGAGGCCCTTGACGGTTCGGGCTTGTAATAGCCCTCGTGAATGCGCACGCGGGTGAAGAACTTGGGGTTGTAATCGTCCTCATCATCCGGCGGTTCGATGGCAATGAACGCCTCGCCTTTTTTCGGCGCTTTCGTTTTGGCGAATTGATAGGTGAGAAACGGTCCGTCTTCGACGTGCACCGCCTTCCACTTCTTTTCGAGCTCGGCACGTTTGGGCTCGATCGCAGCTTTCTGCAGGCGCTCGAATTCATCGAGGTCCAGCAACCGCGTTACGGGGCCTTGCGTGTATTTCTCGCCCTCGTAGTCTGCGAGATCGAAGATCGCGTCACTCTCCATCGGGAAGGTGTCGAGCAGGTCGCTCTTGGCTTCGTCGATATCGAGGCGGTCTTCATCGTTATACTCGGCTTCAGTTCGGGCGCGGGCGAGCACACGGGCCTGTAGGCTGACCGGCAGGGTCCAGAGCTGGCGGGCCTGCTCGAAGGTGAGACTGCCTTCCTCCAGTTCCTTGCGGATCTCCGGCGCGAGCCGGTCCACAAGGTTGAGGCTCTGCTCGACATAGCGCTTCGAGCAGTTGAGCGCCTTGGCGATATCGTCTTTGCCGAGCCCGTGCACATCGCGCATGCGGGCGATGGCGTCTGCTTGTTCGTGGCGCGGCACGTCCTCGCGCTGCAGGTTTTCGATGATGGAGATGAGATCCGCGGTCTTCTGGTCGAAGTTGATGAGGCGGCAGGGGATGCGCTTCTCGTCGGCCTTCCATTCGCCGCGCTCGATGAGCAGCCCGATAGCGCGCCAGCGCCGCTCGCCGCCATTGATCTCGTAAGTGCCGTCGCCGCGCGAGCAGACATTGAGGTTCTGCAAGAGGCCCTGTTCGGCGATGCTGCCCGCCAGCTCTGCAATGCTTTCATCGTTAAAGGTCTTGCGCGGGTTGTGGCGGGACGGCTTCAGCTGCGCATAAGAAGCCATGAAGAGCTGCCCCGGTTCGGCGGCGGCGCTTGCCACGGCGGCGGCAGGGGCGGGTGCAGCCTCGGCTGCGGGCAAATGCGCCTCGAAGCGTGCGCGCAGGGCCGAGCCTTCCGGCGCGGCGGCGGCGAGCTTGAGCCAGGTGGGGGCTGTGAAGCCCGCGCGGCGGTGTTTCAGGAACCGGGAAACGTCGCCTTGATCGACCTGCGCACGGCGTGCGTAGGCTGAATTGCTTTCGCCTCTTGCCTGAATGGCGTCGGCCAGTTCGCCCCGCAGGGGGGCCTGATCGTCGGGAAGTTGAATGTCCATAATCGTCCTCCTGCTTGCGCACGGCGTGCGTGGCAGTGGACGAAAGCATAACTTTCATTATCGTGCAAGCAAAATGAAAGCATAACTTTCATACGAGAGTGTTCTTTGCCCTTCCGCAGGTATCAGTTGAGGGGGGCGTCCAATTAGAAATGGAATCGAAGGCCGAGGGATATGTCTTGGTAGAGCAAATCGGCTGTCGCGGAATGGGAGCAAAAGGCGACTGATACTAGATCGCACTCAGCAGTGTAGCTGCCGGCGTCGATAAGCGCGTATCGGGTTTCGAGATCTACGCCATTGAAAATCTCATAAGATATGCCGCCATTGACGGCAAATGTTGGATTGAATTCGGAGCCGTCAACAGTGAAAGTGAGGCCGGGCCGTCCGACCGTGCCGCTCGATTTCACTAGTGAGGCACCTATACCTGCGCCGGCAAAAGCTGTGGCTCGGTCGAACAGGGGTAAGTCGTAGTTCACATACAGAATCAATGAATTGCTAGAGACCGAAAGCTGTGTGATGTCTGGTGCGTCGGCGGGTGGGAAGGGTTGTACTGCAATATTTCTAGACCGCAAGCGGGTAAAGTTTGATTGATTTCGGTGAGAAAATTCTATCTCTAGTCTAATACTGTCCGCGACAGTACCTCCATATCCTATGGCCCAATAAGCGGTCGTGTCATCAAGGTCAACGTACGCATTGGGCGAGGGGCCAGTGAATAAAGATGCGATCGGCCAGCGCCCATATTCCTGCCCATTATAACTTTTGCTGTGTGTTTCGCCGCCGCGAAGAACGACATAGTCGGCGCGAGCCAACAAAGGGTCACCAATCAGTGCTGCAACTATTATGAGCAGGGATAATATATACCGGCTTTGTTGCGCCATTCTGATCACATGCGTCGTGCAAACCATACGACCCGTCCGACAATGTGGGTGAGTTCGGCCAGCACATCATAAGTCCCATGGTGAGGATTTTCGGAAATCCGCTTTAGCATCGGTGGGTCAGTATTTGGGATCATCTCTAGGCGTTTTGCGACTGTCCCGTCGCCGTCCCACAACACAAAAATTCCAGGAATTCCAACGCGTGTATCTGACATGTCGACTAAAACACGGTCCCCGCTTTGAAGCGTCGGAGCCATCGAGTCGCCTACTACTTCGATAACGACCAGGTTTCTTGGATTTAATCGCAGCTCACCTTCAAGGTAGGCACGGCTGAATGGCCAATGGTCCTTGACGGTTTCGCGATCAATGTGAAATCCATCGCCCATAGAGGCGCGCACATCATACTCTGGAATATCAATCCTGATTCGCTCGGGCTGTGTATCTGGGAGATCCGGCGTATTACCTAGGTGTTCGTTTGCATCCCAGCCAGAGCCGCCTTTCCCAGTCAGCAACCACTCTGAACTCACATTCAAAACGCTGGCGAGTAGGCTTAGGTTTTCAGATGTAAGGCCATAGCCACGTTCCCAGTTACCGATTGCTCCACGGGAAACGCTGGATTTCTTTAGCTCTGTAATTCGGTTTGCAAGCTGCTCTTGGGTGAGCCTTGCCCGTTCTCGCGCGGCCACAATTCGGGCGCCGCGTGCTGCATCTGTCTTGAATTTCGTCATGTGGAGAGAATGCCGAAAGGGGAGCTTTCAATCATCGAAAGAAATGCTTGAGTTTAAATGAAAGATATGCTTTCAATGCTTTCATGGAGACCGCACTTGAAAAAGCAAAACGATTGGCGGGCGGCGCTTCGGCGTTGGCTCAACGGATCACGCTGGTAACCGGCGAGCGCATAACTTCTCAGGCTGTAAGTCAATGGAAGATTGTTCCGGCTGGTCGTGTTGTTGCCGTGGAGAGAGTTACGGGTGTCAGCCGTCTCGAACTGCGGCCTGATTTGTTTGAGATGCCCTATTCAGATGGCGAGGCCGCTCATGGGTGACAGGGCAACAGAAGAAGCGCGCCACGCGGAGCTGGAGCAGCTCGTGTCCGAGATGGGCATCGACGATGTGCGGCTGAGTTTCGATCCCGAGCGCACGGATAAACGCTGGTGCGTGACAGTGACCCGCTCGCGCAAGACGCGGTGGCGCGGCGTGCGCGGCGGGATGGACTACCGCGAGGCGGCGGTGACCGACAACAGGTTCGACGATCCGAAAGCGGCGGCCGATTTCATCCGGGCGCTTTTCGATGTGCCGGTGATCGAGGCCTGGTGGCTCAGGGGTGCGGCTCATGAAGGTTAAGCTCGACCTGAACCAGCATGTCTTTGGGCGCGGCGTCCCGCGCCGAGCGGTTCTTGACGCGGTAGAAAGCGAGCGGGGCAGCGGAGTCCGCGCAGCCGAAGGCAATCCAGGCGTCATCGGGATATTCCTCCAGCGCCTCGCGCAGGTCCTTCAGCTGGATGCAGGGAGTGTCGGAAGCGTAATCGCGCATAATTTTTCTCCTGAGTGTGGTTTGGCGACTCACATTCGACAGGAGAAAGGCGGGGGCGGGCTATTCCGTCCGTCCCCGCAACGCTCAGTAGGCAGACTGTCGCGCGCGAAGGAGGCCGCCCATGGGTGACGTCCTCCATTTCCCGCCGCAGCTGCGCGCCGTCAAGAGCGACAACCTTAAAGGCGCATCGCCCATCGGCATGCTCGGCCCCTTCGGAGACGAGTGCCCGCGCACGCCGGGCGGACCTTTTGGCGGCGAGCTTTTGCAGTTCCCCGCCAAAGCCGGCGGCGGCAGCGCGGCGCGCGAAGCCGCTGCCCCCAGCGCGGGAGGGTCCGCTGCCGCCGGTGCCGCGCCGCCCGCCGGGGAGGGAGAGGGGAGCGCACGGCGTGCGCGCAGTCTGAGAGCGCGGCTGGCCGAGGAGGGGTGCACAGCCGTCTATCACTTCATCAACCTCCTTATCGCGCTGGGGGAGATGCTTCATCTCGTCCTTTCCCAATCATTTCTAACGACACGGCCAAGGCTACGGGGCGCGGCCCTTCGCGGCATGCAGTATCGGAGGGAAAAGCAATGCAAAGTCTCTTGAGCTTGCAAGACCTCGCCCTCCTGAAAGCCGCGACGCGGCGGGGCATCGCCGGTGTAGGCGGGCAGGAAAGCGCGGCGCTCGATCTCGGCAAAGCGCAATGCACGGTCTCCGAATATCAGAACCCGCAGCGGCTTGACCGCTTCATCCCCATCGATTGCGTGGCCGCGCTGGAGCGCTGCTCGGGCCGCCCGCATATCACGCAGGCGCTCGCGCGCCTCTCCGGCCATGTGCTGATCGAGCTGCCGCGAGAGGCGGGCGACGGGGTGTGGACGCGCCAGCTCGGCCAGATCGCCAAGGAAGTGGGCGAGGCGATGGCCGCGCTGGGCGAGGCCGTGGCGAAGGACGGCGCAGTGACGGCGGCGGAGATTGCCGAGCTGCGCATCATCGAAGAATTGCAGGAGGCGATTGCCGCGCTGAGCGCCGCCAAGCGGCAATGCGAGGAGATCGTCAAGGACGCTGCAGGGGAGGGGCACCATGGCGCTGCGCGTTGATGCCGATCCCATCGTCTTCATTCAGGCTACCGTGCTCAAAGTGCTGCCGAACCGGCCATCTATTGCTGCAGAGCGGCGCTGGGACATCGAGCGGGAAGTCGAGCGGCTGCGCGAGAAGGGCACAACGCCGGCGCGCGGGCTCCTGGCCGAGGCGCTGGTCGCCGTGTCTCGCCTGCCGGACGGGCACCCGTCCATGCCGGAAATGCTGACCGTCCTGAAGTATGCAAACGACGCGGTGCAGAAAGAGCCTGCGCCCGTGAAGCTCGCCTATCGTGGCGGGGGCTTGCGCGATGAACGGGGGAAGCTCTGATGGCCCGTCCGAATGCATCGCTTTCCAGCCCCGCACGCCGTGCGCTCAACCATGCGGACGAATGGTGGCGCACGCCGCCGGACGGCACGGCGGCTTTCATGATCGCGGAAGGTGACCGGCTGCGCGCGCTCGGCGGAAAGATATGGGAATGCGCCTGCGGCGACGGGGCCATGGCCCGCGTGATCGAGGCTTTCGGCTTTGACGTGATTGCAACCAACCTCACGGGCCGGGGCTATGGCCGCAGCGGGGTGGATTTCCTGAAGACGCGCAAGGGCAGGGCGCGGGCGGTCGTTACCAATCCGCCCTTCTCCCGCGCTGTGGAATTCGCCCGGCACTGGGCGCGGCTCGGGCTCGACTATCTGGCCATGCTTCTGCCCGCGACCTTTTTCCATGCCGGTCAGACGCGCGGGCATTTCTTCAATCATGAGCTGCCGCCGGCGCGCGTCTTGCCGCTGGGCTTCCGTCTCGATTTCGAAGCGCGCGGCGCGCCGCCCATGGAGTGCAGCTGGTTCATTTGGGAGCGCGGCTCCCGTGGGGTGCCGGGTTACGGGCCGGTGCTGATGCGGCCTTGAAGCAAAGGAGAGAGACGATGACGCAAGTGAAAGCAAATGTGTTCCGCTGCGTGTACCGCGTGCGCCGCCAGTCCGCGCCGACCGAGAAGCGGATCTATGCCGACGATGTGCAAAGCGCCGCGCGCCAGGCTGAGTGCCGAGCGCCGCAGCATTGCCTCGGCTTCCAGCTCTTTGCCGAGCAGCTCGTGGCCGAGGGCATCTTCGACAATCTCGGCGTATGCGAAGGCGGAGAGGCAGCATGACCGGCTTCTATATCGTTGATCTCCGGCCAGCGTGGAAGCGCGAGCGGTATATCACTTTCTGGCGCTCGAACAACGCAGGCTACGCGTGGCCCTTGTGTTGGGCAGGCAGCTATTCCGCCAATCAGGTGAATCGAGGCGGAGGGTACTACGCGCAACGACGCGGGCGGTCACTGACGCGGTTCGCCGTGCCATGCGCAAAGGTCATGCGGCTCGCCGAAGAGCCGGAGCCAGGGCGCTTGGAGGGAGGCGTGGGGCCTGTCGTCGTCAACAACATCAGCAATCGCAGAAAGCTGCGCGCTGCGGCGATAAACCGGGACGCGGCGATCAGTGAGGAGGCGGCATGACCGGCGCGCTCTTTGAAGAGATCGGCGAAGCCGAACGGAAGCCGCTGAAAGACCCGGTGCTGGTCGACCTGACGGTGATCGATATGCGCCCGAAAAGCGTGATGGTCACCATCGAAGGGCGGCGGGAATTCATCCCTTATGGCGAGATGCGGTTTGACGGGCAAGGCCCGCAGACCGTGCAGATGGAACGCTGGCTGGCAAAGAAGCTGGAAGCGGAATTCAAGGAGAAGTGACATGTCGTTTCAAACACTGACGCCGCCGGATGCGCCCGAACAAGATCCCGGTACAGCCGAAGCGCAGCTCCATGTGATGGAGCTGTCCGGCGGAACAACCGCCTTACTTGCTATCGACCGGCAAAAGCTCTGGAGGCTCATGCGCAAGCAGTTTGAATTTGCGGCGCGCTACTGCGTCGAGCTGGGTGAAGACGAGCATGCCGGCACCTTGCGCATCAAGTTCGATCCGACCGGCCCGCACCGGCCTGAACTCAACAACCGGTCTCTTGTCTTCAAGCTCGGTGGTGCCGAGAAGCTCGCCCATCTGGCGGGCACGCGCGCCTGCCTTTGCACTTCGGGTGACGACGGCGAAGTGTTGATCCAGCTTCCGCCCGAATAAGCGCAAGCGCTTCACGTGAAACATTTGTAGGCGGAGGGATAGCGATGAGCGGCGCAGCGCCGATTGGCAGCAACACGCTAGCGGCGGACAAGCTGCGCGCTTACATCGAGCGCGTCGAGCGGCTGGAAGAAGAGAAGTCCGCAATCGCTGCCGACATCAAGGAAGTCTATGCCGAGGCCAAGGGCAACGGCTTCGACACGAAGATCATGCGCAAGGTCGTTGCGTTGCGGAAGAAGGCCCTGGCCGAACGGCAGGAAGAAGAAGCGGTGCTGGAACTTTATCTCCACGCACTCGGCATGCTTTGAGGAGAAGGCGATGGCAGAGAAGTCGAAGATCGAATGGACGGATGCGACCTGGAACCCGGTGACGGGCTGCTCCGTTGTCTCGCCCGGCTGCACGAATTGCTATGCGATGAAGCTGGCTGGCACTCGGCTCACGCACCATGCCTCCCGCGAGGGACTGACCATGGAGACGAAAGCCGGGCCGGTGTGGAACGGCGAAGTGCGCTTCAATGACCAATGGCTTTATCTGCCCCTGCGCTGGCGCAAGCCGCGCCGCATTTTCGTTTGCGCGCATGGCGACCTCTTCCATGAAAGCGTGCCCGATGAATGGATCGACATGGTGTTCGCCGTCATGGCGCTTTGCCCGCAGCACACGTTTCAAGTGTTGACGAAACGCGCGAGGCGGATGCGGGAATATATGACCGCTTCCGATGTGCAGGAACGCATCGAGACATACATAACCCATTTTGCGCTGGAGCTAACCGATCCGCACTCGCGGCAGCGGGATGATTTGCGCGCCACGGCAGCGGATCTGTTCGAAGAGGGGGCTTGGGTTCTCCCTAATGTTTGGCTCGGCGTTTCCGCCGAAGACCAGAAGCGAGCCGACGAGCGTATTCCTGACCTTTTGGCAACACCGGCAGCGGTTCGGTTTGTGTCCGCCGAACCGCTACTGGGGCCGATAGACCTTGAATGCGTTCATGCGAACAACCAGGACACAAACGGCGAGGAGCAGTGGAATAGTCTTGATCGGGTAGAAGCGGCGTGGTCAGTCAAAGAAGGCGGTCCCGGCGGCGTCATTGACTGGGTGATCGTCGGCGGTGAGAGCGGCATGGGAGCTCGGCCCATGCACTTGGATTGGGCAAGGTCACTGCGAGACCAATGCGCCGGCGCCGGCGTGCCGTTCTTTCTCAAGCAGCTTGGCAGTTTCAAAACGGTATATGACCGCGACCGGGAAGATCCCGATTGGCGCCGGTGTGATGTGATCGAACGGGAGACGCCCAGTGGGCGCTGGCTCAACCTGGAAGGCGGGCATGGCTTCCATGGAGAGCGCGTGCTTCGCGTGGTTCCGATGAAGAAGTACTTTGTCGGCGCATTGCTCGACGGTCGGGAGCACAACGAATTGCCGGAGCCCGTGATCGCTATCGACGCCGCGCCCCGTTGCCGCGTGTGCGGCTGCATGGAATTCAGCGCTTGCCTGACGGAAGACGGCCCGTGCTACTGGGCCGAGCCGGACCTTTGTTCCGCCTGCGTGGGTAAGGAAGAAGGGGAGGGCGCATGACCGTTTATGTGGATGATATGCGCGCGCCCTATGGGCGGATGATCATGTGCCACATGATCGCCGACACGGAGGCCGAGCTGCACGCCATGGCGGACAGGGTCGGCGTGGCGCGGCGCTGGCATCACCGGGGCCATTACAATATCTGCCTTGAGCGCCGCGCCCGTGCCGTGGCAGCGGGCGCTCACGAAATCACAAAGCGCCAGGCCGCCGCCATGATGGCCCAGCGGCGCGCCGGTGGCCGGTTGCCGCCGCCTGCTTGCGCCGAGCTGCTCTTCCGTCTCGCCAAGCGCGCACGGCGTGCGCAGGAAGGGGAGGCGGCATGAGTGGGGCGCATCTAAAGTTCGCTGACTGTGACGGGCAGCTGATTCTTTTCAGGTGCTGGCTTTGTCGCGAAATTGAGCACTGGGTCATTCTCTGCGGTCGTTGGAGGGGCATCGAACACCTTCCCAACATAACAGAGCTCGAAATCCTTAGCGCGAAAAGTGGATGGTTCTTTGCGGAGTCTAGCTCTGAGAAAGCCGAGATCCCTACGGTCCGCGCTGAATTGGCACTCCGTGATATCGCATCGATCGAATATTGGACGTTCGCCCAAGCGCCTTGTTGGCCGCGAAGAAACGCGAGGGGCATAGAACCGAGCATTCGTAAAGTTGCAGAGACGAAAGTGAACGCTTCGAAGGTCTACCTCAAGGAACGTGGCATTGGAAAAATCAACGTTTGCAATGTGACCATGGAGCGTTGCGCGACGGATGGTTGCACGTTGAAAAGAGAGTGCTTCTCTAACGGCAGACCTAATATTGCAACCGACAAGTCGACAGTTCCGAAATGTCGCATCACGACAATTGATAATTGTAAAATTCCAATTGTAGAGCCGCATGTTGTCAAATGCCACCCCGGTCAGATCAATTGGTGCGTCGGGCAGCTTGGATACTGGTACGGAAATGAGTGCGTAAATTGTTTCAAATGCGGCTTCAAATTCGGCAGAAACAGGAGCTGCTTTGGGGAAGTCTTCTGCTCTTCTGCGCTGTCTCAAGAACGCGCATATGACTTGCAGGGCCGAGAACGAATAATCATCTGGGAACTGCTGAGCCAGCTGCTGCAAAGCCCGCAAGCCGGCAATTCTGCTTCCTTCGATATCGCTTTCGAGCAAGGTGATGGCACGTTCAAATCGTTCGTCGCGATGGCGTTGATTGGCGAAGGCCATCTCAATGTCTTTCTGGATTATGCGCCACCAAGCAAGGAAAAGACCCAACCCCCCGCCAATAATCAGGGCAAGATTACGCATTATCTCCATGCGGTTCTCATTATCTCCCCCCCAATATTGCGCAGTCCAGAAATGCGGCGGCAGCTGGCCAAGGATTGGGATGGCAAAAATCGCCACGCTGAGCGCAACTGGAAAATAAACAAGCGAGTCAGGATCGCCTTTAGAAGAGGGAGTTGGGACGGAGAGCGTCCGGTAGGTATCGCGCAGCGCATCTGCTTCGGCGCGAACCTGAGTTTTGAGCCGTTCGATTATGGCCACCGTCTTGGTTCTTTTGGCGCTATCGCCCACGACGGGTCTCCTCTGCATTGTCCTCGACAGCTCAGATTGGCGAATTCGCGGTTTTATCGCAAGGCGGTAAGCGGCTGCGCACGCCGTGCGCAGCTGGGGGAGGCGGCATGAGCGGCGCTGCCTCCCTTCTCCCGAAAGGCCGAATTGTGCGCGTCACCTTCGAGCTGGAGCTGCCGGAAGCGGCGGGCACGGAGGCCGTGCGGCAATGGCTCGCCTATGAGCTGATGCATGCCGAAGCGCGCATGGAAGGCCCGCTCGCCGGGCACGGCATCGATCTCATTTCTGCGCCGCGCATCGAGGACACGGGCATGCACCTTGTGGAACGTGAGGACGCCTACCCGGACGGTAAGGGTGGCACGCGGCCTGAGCGGCGCGTGTGGCGTGTGCCTCAGGGGGGTGGGGTATGAGTATAGAGATCCATCGCCGACAACATATTTTCGATGCTAGATCGGTAGAACTGCAAGCGTTTGGGCGGGATGGCGCCTGTCACACCGGGTTGTTTGCAAAGAACTTGGAGCGCATCGACGGCCGCGAAGAAAACGCCGCTTATGTCATGTATGCCGGCGTGTGCCAGATCGATCTCATTTACACCTTGAAGTTCCATCTCTGTGCGGTGTTCCCAGCGCATATGATGATCATGTTTCATGGCCATCTGGAATCGGAACGTCGCGAGCGCGTGAATGCTCGCCTGAGGCAATATCCCAGCGTCTCGCCAGATACGCTCAATGCCGCTGATATCGGTCTGCTTTTGGAAGTAGTTGCGAATACTCTCGAAGGCCAAAGGCCAACTCAAAGGATCATGGTCGATTGCCGTGCTCGTGCGCAGTATGCTTCGCCGCGCGGCCAAAGCGAGCTGTTCCAGATCGGCTACCACTACGGACGCAAGAGCTACGCTCTGCCGGTCCTCCTCGTCCTTAACTCGTTTGACCTGTGCTTCCTGAATTTTCCTGGTTTGGCGGATGCTAACTGTGGCCGCTGTGGCAGTGGCGATGGTTCCAAGCGCAACAAGCGCACTAAGAAAGTCGGTGCTCGATTGGAAATCGGGCCAGCGGCTGGATATGACCAAATAGAATGCTGTCGCGAGAGCGCCGCCGATCGCTATCCCGGTCGGCAAATCATTCCGCCTGTCGCTCATGTCCCACTCCCTCTCTTAGCCCGTGAGCAGCATGCGCGCAGCGCTTGCCAGGAAGTTCGAGCGCGTCATGCCCCGGTCTTTCGCGGCCTCGTCGATCGCTTCCAGGAGGCTGGGGTCGATCGAGATATTCACGCGCTTGGCGGCGCTGCGGTCTTCGATGAGGGGGATGAGAACGAAGAAGGCGTCCTTCGTGTCTTCCGCCAGGGCCTCATCGGCGCGCACGGCGTCCATGCCGCGCGGTGCAGGAATATCCTCGCCGTCTTCGCGCATACCCGCAACGTGAAAGGCAAGTGCGTCGGCTGCGCTGCGGATCGCATCTTCAATCGTGTCGCCGGCGCCGATGCAGCCCGGAAAGTCCGGGAAGCTCGCCCCATAGCCGGTGTCGGGGTCTTTGTGGATCAAGGCAACGTATCGCATGGCATCCCTCTGTGGATAAGGGGCGGCGGGGGCTTAGAGCCAGCCCGCCTGTTTGTAAATGGACCGGACGGTGCCGGACGGAATGTCTTTATTCGGGTGGGGGACCGTTACACGGCCCTTCTTTTCCGGGTGCTTGAACTGGTGATGGTCGCCGCGTGTGGCCACAAGTTCCCAGCCGTCCGCTTTAAGCATCTTGATCAGTTTGCGGCTGTTGCGTTCCAAGTCCCGTCTCCCTTTGTTGTGTTTATATATACACACCTTCCCGGCCATGGTCAAGGGTGTTGTGTATATATATGCGCAAAAATGGCGCGGCGGTTTAAGTGGTGAGGCCTGCGCGGCGGCGGGCAAGTGAGTAAGGAGGCTTTAAGCGCATGAGTGTGCAAGCAATGGCATGGGCGCTGCAGCAGCAGATCGTGACGCATCATACCAGCCGTCATGTCTTGCTGGTGCTGGCGAACTATGCGGACCAGGAGGGGCGCAGCGCCTTTCCGAGCGTGAGGACGCTTGCACGGGAAACGGGCCTCTCAGACCGGGCCGTTTCAAAGTACCTCCGTGAGTTGGAAGACGCGGGCGCGATCACGCGGGGTAATCAGGCCGTTGCCGCCGCCCATATCGCGCGCGGAGACCGCCGCCCGGTGGTCTATGACATGCCGGTCGGCACGCTCACCATCCGCGAAAACTGTCCCCAGCGGGATGAACAGCATTCACCCCGTGAGGCGGAGCGAGGGGAACAATGTGCACCCCGTGAGGCCCCACGGCATGAACAACGTTCACCCCGTGACGGCAACGGGGTGAACAATACGACCGAACGGGGTGAACAATGTTCAGAGAATCCACCCTTAATCCATCAGATAAAAACTACTGAGTTAGATAGAGGCACTCCGGGCGCGCGCGGGACGTGTGTGGAAAACCCGCTGCCCGACCTCGGCAGCTTCCAGCTTGCCGTGCGCTCCCCTCGCTTCGAGCAAGCGGCGCTTGCCTTCATCGCCAGCAAAGGCGGGGACACGTGGCGGGCGTGGTTCGGCTCGGCAGGGCTGACGGGGGCGGACCCGCCTTGCCTCGAAGTCGAAAGCGAGTTCGTGGCGAGCCATTTGCGCACGCATTTCATCGATTTCTTCGAAGCCCGATGCGGGCAGAAAATCATCATCAAGGTCAATCAGGCGCGGCGCGCACGCCGTGCGCGGCAAGAGCGAGGAGGCAGGCATGCGGCACGTTGAGTTAGACTGGCACGGGGCGGACATTCCGGCGCGCATCGAGGCGGAGCTGATCGGTGAATTGCTGGCCCCGCCCTCGCTCGCTGCGCTGGAAGATTTCAAGCGCTGGAAGACCCAGCAGGTCAAGCAGACGAAAAACCGGCTGGCAAGCGCGGCGCTCGCCATGCCCGCCTTCGATCCCGACAAGCGACGCAAACTGATTGAGGCCGGGAACGCCACCCCGGAAACGCGGGCCAAGTGCAAACGCGACGTGTGCGAAGGGCTGGTGAAGCGCAAGCTGCCCTTGCTCGACAAGGAGCATTTGCTTGCGGTTGAGGAAATCCGCGACATTCACGCGGCATGGGCAAGCATCGGCTATGCCTCGGGCCGGTTCGAGATGCGGGTCGATGGCGGCAAGCGCGGCGGCGATCCGCTCGACCGCATCCCGGAAAGGACGGCGCGCGCTTACTCGCGGAACTATCTGCCCTGGCTGCGCGAGCTGGTGAACGATCCGATCGAGCAAGTGACGCCGCGCCTTCGCCGGGTCTATCTTTGCGCGCCGGTCTTCACGATCATGATCGCTGTCGACAACAAGGGCGTGAACGAGGCGGAGAAGATTTGCGGCTTTCCAGAGGATAAAGGTTTTGGAACCATCGTTCTCCGAATCGCCCTCGAAAGATATTTGCTCTGGATGCAGAGCAAGGCGCTCGACAAAGAGGCGGAAACGCTGGCCTTTGATCGGGCCGCTTGACTAACGCGGGTTTTCGACCCAAAAATCGTCACCATCAAAGAGTTGCGCCCGGAGGTTTCACCGCCGGGCGTTTTCTTTTGCGGAGGGAGGCGACGATGTAACCCGCAGCGCGCGGCGCGCCCCCACCCCCCTTTGGGTCCTTCCTGCGCCTCAAACCTATACGGCACGACAAGGCGTTTGGGATTTCTAGTTGCTCAATTTTCAAAGTGATGCACCAAACGTGCACCGATGCACCATTCAGGCGCACCGGGCGCGCACCAATGCACCGGACGGACGGGAACGATGGAATGCGGCGTAAGGCAGGCGGCGGAAAAGCTGGGCGTCTCGCACAGCACTATTTCCCGCTACATCGATAAATACCCGGAGCTCAACGTCGCGCCGCCCGGCTCGCGCAAGAAGGTCAATCTCGATCAGCTGCGCCGTCACCGCGAAGACAATCTGACCGTCCAGGAGCAAGGCCAGCCGCTGCTTGCTTCGCCGCCCGAAGCGCCCGCGCCTGAAAAGCGCGGGGGGGAGAAGGACGATCACGCCGTTGCCTCGCGGCGGCGGCAGTCAGAAGCCAGGGCTACTTACGAAGAGACGCGTGCCGAGCTGGCGGCGCTTGACCTTCGGCAAAAGCGCGGCGAGCTGATCGATGTGGAAATCGTGCGCCTGGCTTTCGCGGATACGGGCGCGCTCCTGCAGAACCGGCTCGCATCGCGCCGGCGCGACATGGCCGAGCGGCTTGTGGCGATCGAGGACGTGCGCGAGGCGGAGGCCTTCCTGCAGGATGCCGACCGGGAGCTCTTGGAAGCCTTCCGGCAAAACCTGATCAACGCGGCGAATGCCGCCGAAGAGGAGGCCACCGAGTAGCATGGCGGGGGGAGCGAACGCGGCGGTGCTCTTCAGGTCCATGGCCGAAGCCGTCGAGCCCGCGCCGGATATCACGATTGCCGAATGGGCCGAGCAGAAGCGGTACGTCTCTGCGGAGAGCGGCAGTCCCTATCCCGGTCTCTGGCAGAACAGCCGCGCGCCGCATCTGGTTGAAATACAGGAATGCCTGTCGTTCAACCATCCTGCCCGCGATGTGGTGTTCGTGAAATCGCACCAGGTGGCGGGCACGGAAGCCGGGATCAACCTGATCGGCTACGGCATCGACCAGCACCCTTGCTCGATGCTGGTTGTGATGGCTTCGCTCGACGAGGGCAGCAAATACGTCAAGGTCAAGCTGCAGCCGACCATCGACGCTACGCCGGCGCTCCGGCACAAGGTGAAGGACCAGCGCTCGCGCTCCGAACAGGGCTCGACCACAAGCCAGAAACGTTTTGCCGGGGGCTTCCTGCAGGTCACGGGCGCGAACAGCGCCAAGGGCCTGAAAATGATCTCGGCCAAGGTGCTGGTCTGCGACGAGATTTCGGACTGGCCCTACGATGTCGACAATCAGGGCGATCCGCTCTCGATGGCGGAGAAGCGCACCACGGCGCATTCGCACTCGTGCAAGCGGTTCTATGTCTCGACACCGAGCCTCAAGGGCCAGTGCCGGATTACCGAGAAGTATGAAGCGAGCGATATGCGCCGCTTCTATGTGCAGTGCCCGCAATGCGGCGACTGGCAGTATCTGACCTGGGACCAGATGCAGGCGCATAGCGAGCGCCCGCCGTACCGGACCTATCTCAAGTGCAAGTCGAATGGCTGCGTCATCGAGCATTATCAAAAAGGGCCAATGCTCGACGGCGCAAAATGGATCAAAACCTACCCGGATGCGGATCCGGCAAACCCGGCGCCAGCGCAGGTCATTCCGAAGGACAAGATCGATTACTGGCGCGCCCGCTCAAGCCGTGGCCGCTGCCCCGGCTTCCATATCTGGCAGGCCTATTCGAAGTTCGTGGACTGGGACGACACGATGCATCAGTTCATCGAAGCACAGGGAAAGCCTGAGAAGGAAAAGGATTTCACTCAGCAGGTGCTGGGCGAGGCCTTTGAAGAGCAGGGCGAAGCGCCGGACGTCGAGGATCTGGTGAAGCGGGTGGAAGACTATCCCTTCCGCGTCGTGCCGCCGAATGCGCTTGTGCTTACCGGCTTTGCGGACGTGCAGGGCAACCGGCTTGAGTACGGGGTTTATGCCTGGGGCATCGGCCTTGAAGGCTGGCTCATCGACAAGGGCATCATCGAGGGCGACCCGCAGGGCGAAGAAGTCTGGAAGCGGCTCGATGAGGTGGTCGGTGCGGAGTATCAGGGTTGGCAAGGACGGCCCTTCAAGATCGAAGCCTTCGGCGTCGATAGCGGCTATCTCTCAAATGAGGTCTACCGCTTCTGCCGGGGCCGCGAGCGCGTCTTTGCTTGCGACGGCGTGCACGGCTGGACGCAGCCTCATGTCGGTACGCCGAAGAAAATGGACATCACATGGCAGGGGCGGAAGATCCCCGGCGGCGTGATGAAGTACCCGCTCGGCACGTTCCCGCTGAAAAGCTGGGTCTATGCCGCTCTGCGCAAGTACCAGAAGGGCGTCAATGAAGAAGGCCGGTTCGATCCGGGCACGCTGCATTTCCCGAAGGAATGCGACAAAGAGTTCTTCGAGCAGATCACGGCGGAGTATGTCGCCGAAAAAGAGAACAAGAGGGGCCATGTCGAACGGGTTTGGAAGCGGCTGAAAAACCGCCCGAATGAGCAGCTCGACATTGCGGTCGGCGCGCGGGCCATGGCCTTCCAGCTCGGTCTCGATCACGTCACGCCGGAAGGCTGGCTGAAGCTTGCGCAGGAACGCGGCGCGCCGCTGGAAAAAGCTCAGCAGGATCTGGCCGATCTCTGGGCGCCGAAGCCAGGCGCGGGCGGCGGCGAGCAGAGTGTCAAGGACCTAGCCGCCCGCCTCGCGCGGATCGGCCGCAAACATTAGAAGAATATCGCAAGACCGGCCCGGTACGGCCCGCAAGGCCCCCGGCGCGGCGTCATCGGTCGCCGCATCAAGGACGTGAGGGCGCTGGCCCGTGCAGTCGCCGGTCATTTCATTCTGGTTTGCGCACGGCGTGCGCAGCGGTGAGGGCGCGGCTTGCCTGCATCCTTTGGGTCCTTGGGGATGGCGCGTGCTGCAAGGCACGCGCATCCGCGCTCTCACCATCATCTTTAAGTTCCGCGCGAGCGGATATCAGCGCCGGCGTCCATACCGGCGATGCGTCCTCCAGGGCGCCTGTTCCTCCCAACTGCAGGGCCGTCTTCGGGCGGCCCTGCGCTTTTAGGAGCCTTCCATGCCACTCACGGCGGAACAACGGGCGGAATACGAGACCGAGCTGGCGGCGCTGAAGAAACAGAAGCTGGCCGTACTCACTGGCAAGAAGGTCCAGCAGACGAGCTCGGGCGACCGCAGCGTGCAATATGAAAGCACGCTGGTCTCCACGCGCCAGGCAATGGACCTGCGCATCGCCGAGCTCGAAATGCTGCTTGGCCTGCGCACCAATTCCCGCTCGCGTCCGTTCCAGTTCTGAGGATGACCATGCCGCAATCCCCGATTGTCGATGGCCGCGGCCGTCCCTATCCCTCCGCCGAGCAGCGCAAGATGCTGCGCGCGGCGCATGATTTCATGTCGGGCGGATTCCGTGCCGCCGATCCGGTCAGTCAGGAGCTCGGCTCGTGGCGTCCCGTGCCGTGGAGCGCGGACACCGCGAATGCGCGCGGGCGCACGCTGAGCACGGGCCGCATTCACGATCAGATCCGAAACAGCCCCTGGGCGTCCAATGCGGTGCGCCGAGAACTGGAAGCGGTGATCGGCGCGAACCTGCGCCTCAATTACAATCCCGATGCCGAAGCGCTGGGCCTCGATCAGGACTGGGCCGAAGAGATGGAGCGGGAGGTCGAGGGCCGCTGGCGCATATATGCGAACGATACCGACATGTTTTGCGACCAGACCCGCCGCCAGACGGTGCCGGGTATGTTCGGTTTGGCCTACCGGCATTATGCGGTCGATGGCGATGCGCTTGGCGTGATCGGCTTCCGGCCGCGCCAGTTCGGTGCGGCCACTACCTTGCAGGTCGTGCATCCTCTCCGGCTCTCCAATCCCAATGAAATGCTGGACACGGACCGGCTGCGCGGCGGGGTGGAGCTCGATGAGGACGGCGCGGCCATCGCCTACCATATCCGCGACAGTCATCCCTACGATGCGGCAAGCTGGACCGCGCCGGCAGAGCGCTTCTCCTGGACGCGGGTGGAGCGCGAAACGCCGTGGTGCCGCCCCAACGTGCTGCATGTCTTCGATTTGGAAGAGGCGGGCCAGACGCGCGGCCAGTCACGGCTCAACGCCATGGTCGAGGCGTTGCACATGACCGACAAGTATGAGCGTGTCGAGCTGCAGGCAGCCATCGTCAACGCCATTCTCGCCGCCGTCATCACCACGCCGATGGACACGGATGTGGTGAGCGGCAACTTCGCGCAGAAAGAAACGTTCGGGCAGTATCATGAGCTGCGCGAGGCGTTCCACGATACGGCCCGCATCTCGCTCGGCGGCGTTGCCTTGCAGCACCTCTTCCCCGGCGAGGATCTGAAGTTTCATGCGGCCTCGCGCCCGGCCGCGAATTATGAGCCCTTCGTCTCGACGGCGCTGCGCAAGATCGCGGCAGCTGCCGGCATCAGCTATGAGCAGCTCTCCGGGGACTGGTCCAAGACGAACTACTCCTCGGCCCGCGCGGCGCTGCTTGAGATCTGGCGCGGCTTCTTCTTCCGCCGTCATGTTTTCACTTCGAAATTCTGCACGCCGTTCTTCGGCGCCTGGCTCGAAGAGCAGATCGCCGAAGACCGCATCCCGGCCTACCGGGAAGCCATCAAGCGCGGCGCGCCGGAGTTTTGGGAAGCGAAGGCGGCTTATCTGCGCTGCGAATGGCTTGGCCCTGGGCGCGGCTGGGTGGACCCGGAGAAGGAAGCGAAAGCCGTGGGCCTGCGCCTCGCGCTTGGCCTTTCCACCGTGGAAGACGAGCTCGCCGAGCAGGGCAAGGATATCGATCAGGTTCTGCCCGCGCTTGCCCGCGAGCGGGCCAAGTTTACCGATGCCGGGATCGCGCATCCACTCGACCGGCCCGGCGCGCTCTCTGCCGTCACGCAGGGCGGCCCTGAAACCCCGCCCAGCGCGGAAGACGAAGGAGAAGACGCATGACGCCTGCCCGCTCGCTGCTTGCGATGGAAAGCAATGCGCATATGGCGCTTATCTCGAAACTGGAAGAAGGCATGCACCCGGCGCAATCGATCCGTCAGCTGGCCGAATGCGCGCCGCTGCTCGGCGGCTGCCAGAATCTCTTGGAAGAGCGGGTGCAGCTCTATGACGTCACGGCAGCCGGCATCGCCCTCATACCCGTTATGGGCACGCTGGTCGATTATCTTGACTGGTGCGGTTCGCGCTGGGTGACGGGATACAACGTGCTGCGCCTGCAGCTGGAGGCCGCGTTTGAAGACGATGACGTGAAGGGCATTGCTCTCTTGATCGACAGCGGCGGCGGTCTGGTGAGCGGCCTTTTCGATTTCATCGACTGGGCGCTTGAAGCCAAAAAGGCTTCGGGCAAGCCGGTCGCTGCTATCTGCATGGAAGAGGCCTATTCGGCGGCCTATGCCATCGCCGCCATCGCGGACACAATTTCGGTGCCGCGAACGGGCGGCGTCGGCTCCATCGGCGTTCTTGCCATTCATATCGATATGACCGGCTGGCTGGAAAAGATCGGCGACAAGTGGACGCTGATCCGCGCCGGCGCGCGCAAGGCCGAGGGGCATTTTGCCGAACCGCTTTCCGATACGGCCCGCGCTTCCATTCAGGAAAGCGTGGATGAAATCCGCACCATGTTTGTCGAGCGTATCGCCGCCTCGCGCGGCATCGATGCGGATGTCGTGATGGGCACGGAAGCCCGGACTTTCTTCGGGCCGAAAGCCGTCAAGCAGGCAGTGCAGCTCGGCCTTGCCGATGCCGTTCTGCCCCCGGCCGTGGCGCTTGAGCGCTTCGCCGATCACCTGGTTGAGGCTTCGGCCTGACCGTCACCCTTTGATGAGGAGATATCCATGACCACGAAAAAGAAGGCGCGGTCGCCGTTCACCTTCGCTGGCCTTGGCCGCGCGGGTAAACCGAAGGCGGAAGGTACACCGCCGGAGGAAGATGAAACCCTCGAAGAGAACGAGGAAGAAGAAACCGCCGAGACGGATGAAGAAGAGACCGTCGAGGACGATGATCTCGATCCCGAAGCCGAAGGCGAAGACGAGGAAGAAGAAGCGGCGGCGGAAGAAGCCGCGCGGGCCGAGGCAAAGAAGAATGCCAAGCTCGCGAATGCAGGCCGCAAGAAGCTGACGATGGAAGAATACCGCGCGATCCGCCTTACCGAGCGCCGGCGCATTCAGGAGATCATGAGCCATGAGGCGGGCCATGCGCATCCGCAGGCTGCCGGCAGCATGGCTTTCGGGACGAACATGACGGCGGCCTCGGTGATCGAGGTGCTGGAAGGTTTGCCCAAGGCCAAAAAGCAAAAACCGGCCACGGCGGAAGATGGCGGGCCGCAGCCGTCTGCCTTCGCAAAGGCCATGGCCAAGCACGCCGCGCCGGCGGTCGGCGTCGGCGCGAAAGGGGCGGGCGCGGGTGCCAAGAACCCTGACCAGTCTCTCCTGCAGACGGCGGTTAAGCTCTTCGCTCCGAAGGCCTGACGCGTAAGCGGAGCGGCCCGCCGCTCCGTTCTCTTTCTTTGTTCTCTCACTCTTTCTGAAACTTTATGCACCGGCGCACGGCGTGCGCTGGTGAAGGAGGCTTGTCATGTTCCCTTACCAGCGGACGTCCAGTCCGGCCCTTCTCGGCCATGTCCTGAAGCGCGAGACCGAGTTCGCAATGTCGCGCGAAACCGTCACGGTGCCCGGCGGTGATGGCGCCGAGCGCAAATTGATTGTCGGTCAGGTCATCGCGATGATCCTTTTCGACATCGACAACATCGCTATCACGCCTGCCGGCGGCAACACGGGCAACGGCGCGCTCGGCACGCTGACGCTCGGCACCGAGGCCAAGCAGGGCGATTATGCCGTGACCTGCGTCGCCGCCTCGGCGGATGGCGGCACCTTCCAGGTTGTCGATCCCGATGGCTACCGCCTGCCCGACGCCACGGTCGGCGTTGCTTACGTCCACAAGCAGCTCAACTTCACGATCACCGATGGTGCCACGGACTGGGCCGTGGGCGACAGCATCACGGTCACGGTGCCGGAAGGCTCGGGCCATGTGGTGGAGTTCAATCAGGATGCCGTGGACGGCACACAGCGGGCGCACGGCTTCATGGCGCAGGAGCTGACCGTCGCCTCCGGCGATACGGCGCAGGCGCAGGTCATCAAGCGCGATGCCGTGGCGGCGGATACCGGCCTTATCTGGCCCGCCGATATCGAGCAGGGCGAAAAAGACATCGGCCTTGCCCAGCTGGCGGCGCGGAACATTCAGGTCCGCACCGGCGGTTAAGCCGCGCGGGCCGTCCTGGCCCGCATTGGCGGCTTTCCCGCCGCCTTCCTCTCAGATCGCGCACGCCGTGCGCTCCCGAAACTTAGGAGAAGATTATGTCTGAATTCGATTTTCAGTTCACGGCGATCGGCCTGACCGGCGCGATCAACGTGATCCCGCCCCAGTGGGGCCGTATCACCCAGAGCGGGCTCTTCGGTGAGGCTCTGCCGGGTATCACGGACAAAGTTGAGATTGTCCGGGAGAACGGCAAGCTCTCCATCCTTTCCGCTGAAGAGCGGGGCAGCCGCGCAAACGTGTCGGACGGTGAGCTCGATGATCATGTGCTCGTTAAGGTGCCGCATTTCCCCTATGACGATCTCATCAAACCGGAAGACATTCAGGGTATGATTGCTGCGACGGCGACCAGCTTCGCGGCGCTGGGCGGGGCAGGCCGTGAACCGGTGACGCTGGAAAGCGAAATGACGAAGCGCCTCGCCAAGATCCGCCGCACCCATGACATCACGGGTGAGTTCCTGCGCATGGGCGCGCTCAAGGGTCTCATCCTCGATGGCAAGGGGAAGACGATCTATAATCTTCATACCGTGTTTGGCATTACGCCCAAGGTGGTGGACTTCAAGCTGGGGACTGCGGGAACGGATATCCGGGCCAAGTGCGAAGAAATCTACTCGCATATCGAGGACAATATCGGTGACGATGTCGTCGGCGGCGTGCAGGTGCAGGTCAGCCCGGAATTTTTCGCCAAGCTGATCAACCATCCCAAGGTAACGGAATTCTACCTTAATGCGGCTCAGGCGCTCGAATTGACGGGCCGCAATATCCGCGAAGCCTTTCCGCTGCATGGCCTCATTTTCTCCGAATACCGTGCCTCGGCGCGCGGTATCGACGGTCAGGCCCGGCGCTTCATTGCGGCGAACGAGGGGCATGCCTATCCGACCGGCACGATGCAGACTTTTGAGCAATATGCAGCGCCGCCCCATCACATCGGCATGGTGAACCGGCCTGCGACCCAGGAGATTTTCGTCTCCCCGAAAGAGCTCGATCATGGTGCCGGCATCGAGCTTCACACGGAATCGAACATCCTTGCGATGTGCAAGCGCCCGGAAGTGCTGGTCAAAGCGCACAGCTCGGACTGATCCGGCCTCTCTTCACATCTGAGAACTGTCCGCCCTCCGGGGCGGGCAGTCTTTTGAAGTGCCGGTACCCCCCCGGCCTTTCAACGGACTGCCCGAAAAAGAGAGCAAAGGAGACAGACATGCTATCTCTCATCATGGCCCGGTGCCTTGCGACTGTCCGGCATGGAGGCGCCCATCATGGGCCGAATGCCATCATTCAGGTCACGGCTGAAGAATTCGAAGCCTTGAAGGCGGAGGGCAAGGTCGCCGCCCTGGAAGAAGCCGAACCAAGTGCGCCGGCTGCGGAGAAGCCGGAAGACCGCACGGCCCTGCTCGATGAGATCATCGAGGCAATGGGCAAGGTCGCCAAAGAGGAATTCGGCAAAGACGGCAAACCCAATGTGAAGCCGCTTGAAGCGGTGCTGGGCTATGACATCAAGGCGCAGGACCGCGACGATGCGCTCGAACGCCTTGCCGGTCTGCTTAAGGGCGGCGAATGAACGCCTTTGTGGAAATGGTCGACGCCCTGTTCGAGGATGAGAACCTCGCGCAGGACGCCGGCTATGCGCCGCCGGAAGGGGCCGCCATTCCAAGCCTGCGCGTCATACTTAAGCGCGGGGATGTGATGACGGATTTCGCAGGCCGTGTCACCGGCGTGCAGGAAGGCCGCATTGTCGAGGTGCGTGTTTCCGAGCTGGCCAATCCCGTGAAAGACGGTGTCTTTACGCTTGGCTCGGGCGAAGAGCTCAAGATCAAAGGCAAGCCTCAGCGGCTCGATACCGACGCGCTGATCTGGACCTGCGAGTGTGTGTGATGGTTCGGGATATCCGCATCGATCTCGATGACGCGCTCAAGGGGCGGCTCGAAGACCGCATCAATCAGGAAAAGGATGAGATCGGCCGGGCCACGCAAGGCGGCGTGAAAGAGACGGTGGAGTGGGCCAAGCAATCGCTCCGCGATCAGGTGACGGGCGCAGGGATGGGCCAGCGTCTTGCGCGGACTTGGCGCTCACGCGTCTATCCAAGCGGCGGGCCGGCGCTCGGCGCGGCGGGCATCGTCTGGTCGAATGCGCCCAAGATCATCGAGGCCTATGACCGCGGCGTCACGATCAGATCGAAGGACGGGCTCTTTCTTGCCATCCCGACCGCCAATGCGCCGCGCCGTGCTGCCTTCAAGAAGATCACGCCGGAAAGCTATGAGCAGGCGACGGGCAATAAGCTGCGCTTCGTCTACCGGCGGAACGGGCCGAGCATGCTTGTGGCCGATGGTTTGCGCGCCAGCATTTCGCGCAAGACCGGCCAGCTGCGCGGCTTCCGAAATGCAAGCGAGCGGGCAAAGCGCACGGGCACCGGCCTTGTGACCGTGCCGATATTTTTTCTGGTGCCCCGCGTGCGGGTACCGAAGCGGCTGAATGTGCGCCGGGTGGCCGAGCAGGCGCAGGCGCGCTTGCCGGGCGCGATTGCGCGGCGGCTTGCAGGAAGGAACTGAGGCGATGAGCAGCCAGCGTGAAGAGATGATCGCGGCGCTTGCCGCGCTGCTGGGCGCTGTACCCGGCACCACATTCGCCCGCAATAACGTCGACACGGGCGACTATGAAGCGGAAACGAGCAACATCACGCTCTTTGATGGCGCGCCGGAAAGCGCGCAGCCGCTCTCCGGCAGCCCCTCCCATGAAATAGTCCATGTGGCCGAGGCGGATGTGGTGATCGTCAATCAGGACCAGGCGGCGCGCGACAGCGAATATGACCGCATCATCGAAGCGATGGAGGGGCTGATCGCTGCCGACCGCACGCTGGGCGGGCGAGCCGATTATGCCGAGATGCGCGCGCCCGGCGCGCCGAGCACAGAGCGCATCATGGGGGCTGACAACATCAAAGCGGCGACGGTTGAGATTGCCCTCTGGTATGTCGCCGCAAAATCCACGGGCTAGGAGAGATCGATGCAGAAACGCAAAGAGACGGCGGCGGCAAAGGTTGAAAAGCCCGCCGCGCCGGATGTGTGGCTTGTGCTGCTTGCCGCAGATACCGGCCTCGGCGTGCGGGGGGCGGTGGTGAAGGCGGGCTCTGCGCGCGCCGGGGAAATGATCGAAGCGGGCGCGGCCCGCAAGGCATCGGCACGCGACAAGGCGCTGGCCGGGCTCTAACTCTGAGGGAGCAACTTCATGTCCATTCCATTCGGGCGCACCAGCTGGCTGCGCAAAAAGGCGCAGGCCGATTTTACGACGCCGGCGGCGGGGAACTATCAGAACATCGCCTATTACACGCAGAGCCTCGGCAGCGAGACGCCGCTGGAAGACGATCCCGTTCTCAGCCAGAACGGCGTGCGCGATCCGAACGACCCGGCGCCCGGCCTTACGAACCATTCGGGCGATATCGAAGTGCCGCTCGATCTCGATCAGATCGGCTTCTGGCTGACCAGCCTGCTGGGCTTGCCCGATACAACGGACGATACGGGCGGCAATTACACCCATGTCTTCAAATCCGGGGCGGAGACGCTGCCCGCCGATACGATCGAGATCGCGCTGAAGGCCAATCTCTTCCTGCAGCATGTAGGCTGCATGGTGAACACGCTCTCCCTCTCGACGCAGCGCCAGGCGGGCTATGGCCGTGTGCGGCTCGGTCTGCTGGGGCACGCGGAGAACAAGCTCGCCGCCACGGCGGCGGGGGTGCCGGTGGCCGGTGTGATCGAGCGCGTTCCGGCCTTCACGGGCCGGGTACTCATCGGCGACGTGGCGGTTGCCTCGGTCACGCAGGCCGAGATGACCTATGCCAATAATCTGGAAGGTCATGAGGGCCTGCGCGCGGACGGGCTGCAGAGCGGCTATGACACCGGCGTTCCCGCCTTCTCCGGCTCGATGACGCTGCGCTTTACCGACACGGCGCTTTACGACCAGGGCAAGGCCATGACGGCGGACAGCCTGGAATTCGAGTGGGCGAAAAGCGCCACGAAGTCGCTCTCGTTCAAGTCGGGCCGCGCCTTCATCGAGAAGTTCAAGGTGCCGGTGAACGGGCCGAACGGTGTTTCGGTCAATGCCAACTGGCGCGCCGCGCTCGATCCCAACGAGGCGGGCAAGGAAATGCTGATCGTCACGCTCAAGAATCAGCATGAGAGCTATGCATGAGCATCCGTCTTGCACTACCTGACGAGCCTTTCGAGCTCGATCTTGCGCACGGCGTGCGCATGCGCGTGCGGCCCATGACCACGGCGCTTTACTACACGGCCCGCACGCGGGCGCTGAAGCGGGTGGGGGAGCTGCGCGCCTATCAAGCGGAGGTCGTGAAGGCGGGCGGAGCGATCTCCGGCATTCCCGACCTGGCCGAGCAAGAGGTGGCCGAAGGCTATCTCGAAATGCTGATCGCGCAGGAGCTTGGCAAGATCGCCATCGTCTCCTGGCAAGGTGTGCTCGATGAAGAGGGTGCGCCCGCCGAAGTGACGGCTCCCAATGTGGAGTGCTGTCTCTCGGTTATCGGGGTGGGCGAGCGTTTCATGACGCTCTATGCGGCGCATCTCGACAAGGTGCTGGCCGAGGGAAAGCCCTCGCCGCGCTCGCCGACTGGCATTACGGCGGGGGCGGGGCCTATTGCGAAGGATGCCGGTCCCTCGCCTGCGGCGCGGAAGAAGAAGGCGAAGACGCGGACGGCACGGAAGAGTGGCGCTGCGCCGAATGCCCCTACCGGAACCGCCCGGCCACGCTCGAAGGGGCGCAAGTCTGGGAAGTCCTGAGCCAGGGCACGGCGTGGCGCTTTGCGGGCATGGGCGGGGTGGCGACGGGGATCGATGAGGCGGCCTTCCTTACCCGCCTTGAGGCCCGCCCGCTCGATCCGCCGGCAAGCCGCGCCGTCTATCTCATGCTGATGGAGCAGGCCGAGCCTGCGGCGCTCGCCGCCATGGCACGGCGGCGCGATGAGCTGAAGGAAAAAGAATGACCGGCATTGAATTTCCGATCCGCTTTTCCGCGAAAGACCATGAGAAGGTCACGCGCGCTTTGCGGGCGCTGGGACCGGAAGGGGCTTCCGCCCTGCGCAAGATCGAGCGCGCGGCGAAGCCGGCGAACCGGGGCCTGAAAGCGCTCGATGCCGGCGTCAAGGAAACGCGGCAGAGCTTCGAGGCTTTCGCCGGGCGGCTCGGCCCGGTGGGCGCGGTGCTCGCCCGCCTCGGCCCGGCAGGGCTTGCCGCTTCGGCAGGGCTGGCGGCGGTCGGCCTCGGCCTCCAGCAGGCATTTTCCCGCGCGCGCGATGCCGCCGCTTTTTCCGAAGAGCTGCTTGTCGCGGCAGGCCGGATCGATCTCAGTGCCGAAGCCTTCCAGGAGCTCACCTTTGTGGCCGAGAAATTCTCGGTGACACAGGAAGCGCTGACGGACGGGCTGAAAGAGCTGCGCTTGCGGGCGGACGAATTTGCGCTTACGGGCGCGGGCAGCGCGGCGGAAGCCTATCAGCGCCTCGGTCTCAATCAGGAAGAAGTGAATGAACTGCTCGCCGATGGAGACGAGCTCTTCCAGACCGTGATTGAGCGGATGGAAGAGCTCGATGGGGCGGCGCGGATCCGCATCGCCGATGAAGTATTCGGCGGGCAGGGCGGGGAGCAGTTCGTCAATCTCATCGCGGCGGGTGCGGCGGAGATCGAGCGCCTGCGGCAGGAGGCGCGGGACCTCGGCCTTGTCATGGACCAGAGCCTTTTGGAGCGCGGGGCGGAAGTGAACCGTGAGTTGCGCACCATGCAGCGGGTGATCGACACGCAGCTGAATGCGGCCTTTGTGGATCTGGGGCCGGTGCTTTTGAAGAGTGCGGAGCTCTTCGCGGATTTGGCGGGTTATCTGTCAGATGTGGTGGACGCGTTCCGCGACATCGATAGTAAGACAACGGCTGGTTTAGAAAGCCAGCTCGTTAGCTCCACGAACGAACTGGAGAAATTGAACGGACAGCTTGACCGGCTTAGGGAGCAGCGTGCGCAAGAAGGGGGTGACGCGTCGGTTAGCCTCGGGCTGCCTATCAACGATTTCGGTCTTTCGGAAGTATTGGGAATCAACTCGAAATCGCTTGATGAGATCATCGCGGAAACGGAAGCACGCGGCAACGAGCTGCTTTCGACCATCGACAACATCAAGGCCGAGATTGCTTCGCGCCGTGCGCCAGATGGCGGTGGTCCGCCCGCTGGGAGTGGCGGGGCGGGTATTGCAATCGGCGCGGCTGCAGACCTGATCCGCGATCTGGAACTGCAGGTCGGCGAATTGAATGCCGAGTTGAGCGGCGATAAGGCCGCTGAAGCTGAAGCATTTATATCGCGTCTTCTTGAGCGGCTCGGTGATGATCCGGGACCTGCCGCCGTTGCACGGGTTCGCGAACTGGGGGCGGCAGTCTTCGATCTTCGCATGGAGCTTGATGCAGAGGCGGAGGCAGAACGGAACCGCATCGATCAGAAGCGTGAAGTCGAGCAGCTCTTGAAGCGTATTGCGACCGCCGACGAGCTTCTGGCGGCTGAAGAAGAGAAGATTAACGAGCTTTTTGCCGCTGGTGCGATTAACGCCGATGAGCGCGCCCGCGCCATCGAGGAGGCGAATGAGCGGATCAGTGAAAGCAGCAAGAAGACGAAAGAGGCTTTCGAGCAAGTAGGCGATGCGGCGACGGGTGTCTTCGATGACATCATCTTCTCGGCCCGCTCGACCGAAGACGCCTTGTCGAGTGCCTTGCAGAGCCTCGCACGCTTCATCGCGCAGCGGAGCATTCTGGAACCGGCGGGAGATTTTCTCTCCTCCAGCATTTCCTCTTTCACGGGCTCGATCTTCTCGGCGCAGGGCAACGCGTTCGAG